AATATTAAATGTTCGGGTAAATTGAATAGTTTTGCTTTTCTTTTTAAGTAAGTTTCGTAGTCTTTTTGATTAACATGCTGCGCTTCTGTTTTTTGGTATTGTGCATCAAATTCAGATAAACCCCATGCAGGATGCCTATGAGTAAATAATACTTTTTGATCTCCTTTGTATTCGTATTTAGATAACATTTTAGCTACTTCAGTAGCTTCCATATCGCACCATAAAGAAACATAATCAGGGTGGTAAATATAATTAAAGCGTTTATAATAATCAACTCCCATTATACTCATAGTCATTAAATTTCCTTTTTGATAGCCATCTGAATAATGAATAACCTGGTCGAAGTTTCCTTTAAAGTCTTGCCTAATTATATTGTCAAATCCTTTAATTTCAAATACCATGTCATCCGAAGTATTTATTAAAATATCCCAACCTTCAAAAATATCCATGTCTCGATTAATGGCATCTATTTTATTTCTTGAAGTTCCTCTTGATATGAATACATTGTCATCAGGATAACTAAAACCAAACATACTTTCGTCATCTTCATCAATACTAACTAAAATAGTGTAATTCATTGAATTACAAAGCATTATGATATTATCAATTGCTTTTTTTGCTTTTTGTGGTCTGCTGCGAGTTGCTAGTTTAAAAAGTATGTGTTCGTTCACTCTTCAAAGTTATAAAAGATTTTTTCACTTTGCAATTCCTTTATAAATACTTTTCGATTTTCTTCTATTAACTTTACTTTTTTATATTCAGGAATACTTGATTTGTGTTCAATAATATAATCTAAGGCGCAAATGTATTTATCAGTTTCTTTAAGTTGTTGGTAAGGCGCATCGGTTAATCCAGCTTTGTAAATTCTGTTTGAATAACCAGCGTGTTCAAATCCATACTGCCCATATTCTGAATTGAAATAACCTACTTTATTTAATACTTCTTTTGTTAAGTATATAAATACACCACCACAATCTCGATATATCTCTAAATCGTTTATTTTTGCTTTTAAATTATGTTTTGGCTCTAAGTATAGTAAGTGATTATATCCTGAATTAATAAAATATTCAGCCCAATTATTTTCAAATGGATAGCAGTCATCGTCAAATAAGAAAATAAAGTCGCAGTCCCTTAAAGTATATAAGTTTTGATTTTTTGAGTATGCAACACCTTTGTAGTTTACATCTTCGTGAATATGTAAATGATAGTTTTTAGGTTTATGTTTCTCAAAGTAATTTAGCCACCTATCTACATACTCTTTTCGATTTGGAGTTGTAGTTACGCCAATACCGATTGTAAAATCTGTTTTCTTACTTCTGTCCATTTGTTTATGTTATAATGTTTTTCAATATATTTTTGTAAACTTTCTGCATATTCTTTGCGCATAGATTCATCTTTGCTTAGGTTTCTTATTGCCTTGTACCAACCATTTATATCACTATTATTTAAAAATATTGCAGTTTCTTTTGGTAATATGTTATAAGGTAGTACATTACTAACAATTACAGGGTTGCCATGCATCCCAGCTTCAAGTAACTTTATTTCGCTTTTGCATTCGGTAAATGAGTTTGATTGCAATGGAATTAAGCTAACATCAGTTTCATTATAAGCCTTTCCATAATCGTGAACTGGTAAACTGTAAACTCTTTGATATTTATCGGTTAAATTGCCACCACTCATTACTTTTTCATAGTAGTAATAATCTGAATTTTTATTAAAACCGCCTAAAACAAATTGAGCATTAATATCGTGTCTTAATACCTTTCTAATTGGCATTTCTAAGATTGAAATATCTTCTTTATGAAAAATTCCTGCAATGTAGCCAAATCTAACTTTGTCGCTTTTAGTTTTGTTTGATTTCCATTGTTCGTCTTCGTGATCTAAACAGTTAGGAATTACCTCAACATTCTTATTGTACTTTTTAATCTTAGATGCTAAATGTTTGGTAGTAGTAATTACTAAATCTACATTTTTAAGTATTTCAACTGTTTGAGCTGGGATGTTGTGAATTTCATATAATCTACTTAAATAATGGCTTTTAGGCAATGTCCAAATATCGTCAATGTCAAATATTACTTTAATACCTAATGAATGATATTTTTTAATTATTTCAAGTGATTTTCCGTTTGTATCTATTTCTCTTTGATAAACTACTGCTGCATACTGTTTAAGCTGTTCATCAGTTGCTGCATCTAAGTCAGGAAATACATCACATTGAAAGTCTATCATGTCTGAGACTTTTGAGAATGGAACTATTAATCGGTGAAAGGATAACCCGTTAAGGTTATTCATATTCGCCTTTATCAGAATTTTTTTCATTGTGCTGTCGTTTGAGTTTGTCTTTTATTAATTTAATATCGTTTGCTACTGTTCTGTATGGTATCTTTGTTTTATTGCTTAATTTCTTTGCGCCGCCATGTAAAATATACAATCTTAGTAAATTGACTTCGTAAAATTCTGTTTCATTTTGTGGTGAACTTTCGAGAAAGTTTATCAATACTGAATAATCAATATTTTCTTTTTCTTCTATAATCTCGTTTAAATTGTCTACAAACTTAACATGATCTACAAAATACTTTTTTCTAAATTTATTTGAATGCCAAGTTCTCCAAACTACTGCTGAAAAAAAGTGCTTAAGGTTTCTAATTTCTGTTAAGTCAAATTTCTTTTCAATGATAATTAAAACAGCTTCAAAGTGGAGGTCGTCTTGTAGTTCGTGATTGTGGCATACATTCCGAGTAATTTGTTTGTAGATTTTGTTATTTACTAGCTCACTAATCACTTAGACAAAATTAAACAAACTAATAAGAAAACAGCAATTAAAATAAATTGAATATCAGTTTTTTTCATTATATCGAACATTCACAACATCCATAACCATCACAGCAATTTTTATGATATTCTTTTTCAGCTAAAAAGTAAGGTCTAATTATATTATAATTATCAATAATTTCACTTAATGGGTTATAATCTAAATCAATCCATTCAGTATTATAATTTGTTTCATTATTAAATATTCTATTTTCACGATATTCAAATAATAATTGGTCTTCAAAATTACCTTCAAAAACAATAATATCTTTTATGTTTTGATTATGTAATTGATATATTCTATATCTTTTTTCCCAGTTATTTGTTTTGCCAAATTTAATTTTAAATCTACCTTGATAATCTTCATCACAAACTATAACATATGTCATTATATTATCCATACTTTTATTTTTCATTGTTAATTTTTTCATTATTCTGTAATGCCTTTAAATATTTCATGTATTGATTCCAGTCGAATGTTCCTCTTATTGAGTTTACATCTAATTTTTTTACCCACCATTCTGTCTTTGAGATTAGTGATAGATTTGTTTGATTGTTTGTTTTCATGTTTATTTGTTTTTATGATGTTATAGAATATCCTTTTGTTTTTTTATTCATTTTATAAGGTTTCATTTCTAAATTAATATTTTTAACATATTCTCTTAATTCCTCAATAGTATTAAATAAAAATATATCAGCTATTTTTTCTTGACCTTTAGAATTACATTCCCAAATTTTTAATTTATATTTCATTTTAAAGATTTTAAATTATCAAATGTTTTATTTTGTTTCTTTAGTTTTAAAGTTAAGAAGATTAAAGCCTGTGTTTTAAGATAATTATCAAATGTTTTATTTTGATTATCTATTACTGAAGTAATTATGTTTTGATAACCTTTTGAATCAGCATCTTTTAATCCTGACTTTTTAATATAATTATTATATTTAATCTTAGCATTTTTCTTAATTATTTCTTTGCTTTCATCTGTAAATGATATTTGATAATTAGCATATAGGAACTCATAAATAGAAGGTAAGTGCATTACATTGTCTTCATGGTTAATTATTGTATGGAATCGCTCCGAGTTTTTTTCTTCACATACTTTAAAAAAGTAATTAGCTATCTGTAAATTTTGCTCAAAAAACTTAGTGATTGGCTTTTCAGTTGTTGGTGTTTGGTATTTAAACCATTCTTTAATAGCTTGTTCTCGTTTTGAATAGCTCATGTAACTTTTAATAAACTTAGTGAATGTTACAGTACCAAACCCTACAAATTCACCAAATTCACCACTTATTCCCATTTTAAACGCTTTTTTTAGCTCGGATAGTGTTGCACCCTTATAATTGTCTAAAACATACTCATAAACAAAACCAGCTACGTTTTTAATAGTTTGATTATCTAAGTTGTATTTTTTGTTTTCACCGCTTAATTCAATTGTCTTAATTACGATTGCATAAAGTTGAGTTAATACTTCCTGTTTGTCTTTATGAATTATTTTAACTTCATTTTTTACTTCAATAAATGTTTTTAAATAATCATTTAGTTTCTGCATGGCTTCAACTTCTAAAGATGAAAATCCATTTGTTGTTGTTATTTGATTCATAGTTGGTTTGTATAATCGTCCCAGTTAATGTTTTCAATTGCTTTCATTGCTGTTGCTATTCTTACTTCGCTTGTATTATTGTCTTTAATAAAATCAACCTTTGCTTTTCTAAAAGCATCTTTAACCCACATATTAATTGCAGCATAATCTGACTTGTATTTCTTTCCTGTACTTGCTTTATAGTCATTTAACTTATTTATCATCCATTCTACTTCATGTGATGCAAACTCTTCATTTAATTTATTAATCTCCTCTTTCC